TGCGCGCGGTGGCGTCACGCTGCCGTTCTTCGGCAACGATCTGCAGCTGCAGTATGGCCGGCAGCAGAGCTTCAATCCCTACGAGCCGACGACGCATGATTTCCGCGCCACGCTGCGGAGACAATTCTGATGAACACGCTCGGGCAACTTGGTCAGCCGATGCCCAACGACCTCGGCCCGAATATGCTGCCTCCTGGCGGTCGTCCATCGACGCCGGAAGAGATCGAGATGATGCAACGGTTGTTGCAGACGCGCCCACCGCAAATGATGCAGCCGGCACCGATGCCGCAAGCGCCCAACACCGAACAGGACTTGCTGCGCCGGCTGCAGCCGCAACAGGGCGTGCCGATGAGTGGCATGCAGCCGCCGGTCACGCTCGCCAGCATGGGGCAGCGATACAAGGACATGCCACCGGCTACGTTCGACCAGCGCTTCGGCCCGTATCAGATGCAGCCGTCACAGCAGAGCCTGACGCCGCTCGATAGCGCCGAGCTACTGCGCCTCCTGCGTCAGAAGGCCGATGAACAGCAACTGCGCTCGACACCGGAAGCAATCATCCCCGGCCAGGAGATGATCGACTACTACGGCAATCGCGGCGTGCGTCATCCCTCCGGTTACTATCAGACGCGGGGCATCTGATGCCGACGCTGAAAGACCTCGGCTTCGATCCCGAGACGGGCACCATGCTCGGCAACATCGGCGACGGCATGTTCCCGCAGCCGCAGGAGCCGACGTTCGATCAGCGCTACGGCTTTCCCTCGCCAACGCCGGTCACCGGCAACCCGCAGGACGAGGCGCAGTTCAAGCTCAACATGGCCGGCGCGAACCAAGGACAGTGGCCGCAGGCCGCGCCCGGTGGCGCAGCCGGCGCACCGTTCAACAGCCGGGTGACCTACTACGCTCCCGGCGTCGGCGGTCGCATGGAAGGCCCGTGGGCCACATCGCGCGTCAATCCGCTCACCGGAGAGCGCAAGCCGTTCACGCTCGATGACGTGCGCTTGGGGCGCTCCCCGTGGGTGACGGTGGCGTCCGATCCCTCGCGCTACGGTCAGAACGTGCAGCTGGGCGCGCTGACGTATCGCAGTCCGCTCGACGGCAAGACCTACACCGTGCCGAACGTGCAGGGCTATGTGCATGATACCGGCGGCGCGTTTCGCGGACGCCCAGACAAGCTCGATGTCGCAACCGGAGACTTCAGAGGGTTCTCGGAGCGCGCAGCGTCGCCCTACGTCAACGTCTCCGATGGTGGTCGCCGCATGGTGACTGCCGGCGGCGGTTCGCCTACCGGCGGCTGGGAGACGAGCGTCGGTGCCGAGGCTGCGCCAGGAGGCGTCGGCTACACCGCGCCAGGACGCACCGCGCAGGGTGCCACGACCAACCCGGCAGAGCTTGTGCGGCCCGACGAAGGCCCTGCCTTCAATTGGCGCAATTTCATCGCCGGCCTGAAGTTCAATCCCGCCAAGCAGGCAAAGCCGGCAGAGCCGTTCGCATTCGATAGACCGCTGATGCGGATGTCGCCGATAGGACGCAAACGTGCCCAATCCGCTTAACACGCTGCTCACGCTCGGCGAGAAGCTCGCCCAGAAGCGCATGCTGCGATCTGCCGGCGGGCAGGCTCCGATCAGAGGCCTACCGCAAGCGCCGCTGCAAGTCGGCGGCGAGCCGTTCATTCCCGGCCCGAGCCGTGCGGTGCGCGAGGCGGCGGAAAGCTACATGCGCGGCACCGGGCGCGAATATGTCCCGCTGCAGAACTACGTCCCGGTCGATGTGCCGCGCGCGCAGCGCATCGCCCAGGAGTTCGATGTGATGAAGCACACGCCGGGTGATCCGGCGGTGATGCGCTCCTACGATGCGATGGCGAAGGAAACTCGCGACCAGTACGAGCAGCTGAAGAAGCTCGGCGTGAAGTTTGAACCATTCCCCGAGCTTCCACCGGGCGTTCCTGATCCCTATGCCGCGACGCCGCGTCTCGCGCAGAAGGACTTCCTCCAGAACAAGCATATGTACTACTTCCCGTCCGAGCAGGGCTTCGGCAGTGAGGCGAGCGGCCAAGCCGCCATCAATCTACTTGAACAGCCGATGATGGCTGGCAGCGGCGTCAAGATTGGCGGCAAGGAAGTGCCGTTCAACGATCTGTTCCGCATCGTTCACGATGTCTTCGGTCACCACAAGGAAGGCGTCGGCTTCCGCGCAGCCGGCGAGGAGAATGCGTGGCGCTCGCATGCGCGCATGTATTCGCCCGAGGCGCTGCCGGCGATGACGGCGGAAACGCGCGGCCAGAACTCCTGGGTCAACTACGGGCCGTTCGCTGCGCAGAACAAAGGCGCGAGCGGCCTGGATACGATCTACGCGCCGCAGAAGATCGGCATGCTGCCCGACTGGGTGGTGAACTCCGGTCGCATGACGCCGCTCGGCATTGCCGGCGGTGCGGTCACGCTCGACAATCTGGGAGGTCGCGTCGATGGCGAGCTTCGATGATCGCTTCGGCGACGTGAGCGTCAACAATCTCGGCGGTCGCGTGCCGCCAGATTGGTTCAGCGGAGCGGTGTATCAGCCGTCCGAACAGTCGCCGTTCCCCGACGCCAACGAAGCTCGACTGGCAACGCTCGGCAACGCATTCGACCGCGCCGCCTACACGACGCGCCGCAGCGCATCCGGCAACCGTGAGGAAGGGCCGGCGACGCGGTTTATCGAGGAGACGTTTGGCCTGCCGAAGACGCCGCTGGAAGCCGGCATGCGGGTGGCGTTTGGTCCCTACGGCGGCGTGGGAGCGAAGGCAGCAGCGCTTACGCTCGGTGGATTACTGCAGAGCACGCAGGCCGAGGCCGGCAAAGGCCGATTGCTGCGGCTCGGTGGCGGCGCTCCGAAAGGCGGCGGTCAGTATCCCGGCATCTTCCAGCATCCGAACGACCTCGCCGCGCAAGCCGAGGCAATGGTCGCGGACGAACACCCGGCGCTTAAGTACCTGTTCAACGTCAATCGCGACGATATCGCACAGATCGGGCAGCAAGGACGCCGGCAGGGCAACATCACCGATCCGCAGTACGGCGGCAAGAAAGCCAATCCCACCGGCTCGTACATCATTCAAGGTGTTGGCACGCCCGCGAACGAGCAGCGCATCATTGACGCGCTCGGCACTGCCGGCGAGCGAGCGCCGCGCCTCACGCAGGGCATGGACAACTGGTACGTCATGGACCCGGCGTTCCAAGAGATGGAGCGCCTCTTCGGACGCGAACATGCGTTGCGCGAATACCCGAAGCTCAACACGTCCATCGGCGTGATGTCGGCGATGTCTCCGGTGGAAACGGAAATCAATCGCGGCACCGCCGCCTACATGATGCAGCATCAGGGCAATTGGCCCGACTTCGTGAAGTACGGCGGCTTGAAAGTGTCGAAGCGTGGTGAGGACTTTCCACCCATGCTGCAGGACGTGAAGGGTGTCACCGCGCACAGCACTGCGCAGACGCCGGCACTGACGCGCTACTACGAGACGGGCGAACTGGGCATGCAGTCGCCGAAGATACCGCTCTACGTCCAGGCCTCGGGCGTGCCGCAGACCGGCTTCCAGACCAGACTGCCAGTGGCTGACGCGCACTTCACGCGCGCCATCGGTGCAGCTGACGTTCGCGCCGCGCACGGTCACAGCGCTCCCGGCGTCTCGCTGAAATCGCCGGAATATAATCAAGTCGGCCCGTGGTTCCGCGACCGCATCGCCGCGCCGCTCGGCCTGGAGGCGGTGCCGGCACAAGGACGACTATGGGGATTGATGGCACCGCAGACCGGCGTCGATACGCTGATCGGCGCACCCAAGCTGGAACTGCTTGCCAAGCGCATCTGGGAACAAGCTGTGAAGCGCGGCATCGATCCGAAGGTGATGCGCGACTACGTCCTGGGCGGTGGCGCACACGCTAGCCTTGGCGACGTGCTCGGTCCTGGCGGCTTGGGTGGACCCGGCGAGAGCGTCGGCTGATCTTCACGAGCTTCTCTGGAAGCACGAACGCATTTTCGTCGCGGTCGTCCCACGCCACGATGATGCGATCTCCGAACGGCTCGATGTGATCTTGCATCGACCACACGGTGCCGTGGACCCACGGTTGATCCCGGTGCCGAACCCGGTCGCCCTCGGCCAATCGCTGCGCCATGCGACAAATCTACCATACAGGAAATCTGAACCGCAAGGAGGGAACGATGGCCGACGAGGTCAAGCTACGCTCGCTGCCACTACAGCCGCTGCCGCCGGATGAGCCGTTCGTGCCCGGTTTTCCGCCGTCGCACACCCACGATCACGGCTTGGAAGAGGAGTTCGCGGAGAACCTCTTCTACGAAAGCAACACCTACAAGATGCAGCACTACCGCGCTGCCGCGCAGCAAAAGGCGAACGATCTCGGCTGCGCAGTGCTCCTGCACTACTACGCGCTGCCGGGTTTCCAGCACACCAATCCGACGATGATGGCAGCAATCATTCCCGGCGAAACCGGCTTGGTCGAAGCGCCGCCGCCCGCGTCCCGCTCCCGCAAAGGTGACTGACCTTGGCATATCGAAGACGACGAAAGCGCCCGCGCGCCGACGCCACATCCAACGTCGCGCGCTCGCCGGCCAGCGACGACACGACCGACGATAAGGACGAGGGCGACACCAGTGTGCCGGCAGGGCAGAGCGATCTGCCGCCGGAAGGTGCCGAAACCGAAGACCTAGAAGCCGTCCACAAAGAGGCGTGCGAGCGCTACGAGCAAAGCTGGGAGAAGGATCGCGAGAACCAGAAAGCCGCCTACGACGATCTGCGCTTTCTCTCCGAGGAAGAGGCGCAGTGGGAGAGCGTGGCGTTGCAGGAGCGGCGCGAGCAGCAGCGCCCGATCCTCACCGTCAACAAGGTGCCGCAGTTTATCAGGCAAGTGACGGGTGACATCCGGCAGCTGCGTCCGAGCATCCACGTCGTGCCAGTGGACGAGAAGGCGAGCGACAGTCTTGCAGTCGATGTGCTGCCAGAGATGGTGCGCTACATCGAGCGGAGGAGCGACGCCAAGGGCGCTTACTTCTCCGCTGCCGATCAGCTGGTCGGTGCCGGCATCGGGCACATTCGCGTGTTCACTGAATATGCCGCCGGCACGACCATCAATCAGGAAATCGCAATCGGCCTGATACAAGACGGCATAGCCGTGGTGTGGGACTGCGACAGCATCCATCTCACGCGCAAGGACGCCAACTATTGCTTCGTGCCTATTGATCTCAATCGCAAAGCCGCCGAGCTTCGCTGGCCCAAGAAATCGTTCGATGCTCCGCTGCAGCATGATTGCTGGCAGGGCTGGTACACCGACGACTTCGTTCGCGTCACCGAGTACTGGCGCAAGACGCCGGCAGAAAAAGAGTTTGCCGTCTATCCCGATGGCAAGGTCGTTGATCTCAGCGACGACACCTACGAGTACGGCCAGGAGGACGACCTCGGCTACGACGGCGACGTGCCCTACAATCAGGACGCTGATTACGGTCCCGCGCAGGAAGACAAGCCCGACAAGGACGACGCCGAATATCGATTAGCGGAAGGCGAGAACGCCTGCGCCAACTGCACCATGTTCCAGGGGCCGAGCCACTGCACCGCTATTCAAGACCCGGTGCGGCCAAACATGCTGTGCAACTATTTCGAGCCGGCGCATCTCCTCGGCAGCATGGGCGGCAGCAACGTCATTCCGTTTCCGATGCGACCGGAGCTTGGCCCCAACATGGGACCGAAGCGTGCTGACGCCATTGCCGGCAACGCACGCATCGAGAAGCGCGACAGCTACAAGATCGAGCGCTTCATTATGTCGGCGACTGAAATCCTCGAGGAACCTGACGAGTGGCCGGGGATGGAAATTCCCATCGTCCCGATGCTCGGCGAGGAAGTGAAGATCGGTCGTCAGACCGTGCGTCGCGGCGTCGTGCGTCCGCTCAAGGATGTGCAGAGGCTCTACAACTACGCGATCAGCGCGGACGCTGAAGCCGTCGCACTGCAGCCGAAAGCGCCGTTCAAAGGAACGCGCAAGAATTTTGACAACTTCCGCGACCAATGGGAAACCGCCAACAAAAGAAATTGGCCGTATCTGGAATATGACCCAGACCCATTGAACGGCGGTCGCCCACCGGAGCGCGAGCCGCCGCCGGTCGCATCGAGCGGCATCAAGGAACTGCTCGGCGTCGCCAGCACAGACATGAGTGCCGTCACCGGCATCTATCCGAGTTCGCTCGGAGCGCCGGCACAGGAAACGTCGGGCCGCGCCATCGTCGCACGACAGCGCGAAGGCGACACCGGCACGTTCGTTTATATCGAGGCATTCGGTCGTGCCATCGAGCGCGTCGGCCAGATCGTGATCGATCTAATTCCCCACATCTACGATACCGAGCGCACGCTGCGTGTCGTCGGCGACGACGGCAAGATGTCGCAAATTACGATCAATAAATCGGAGATCGATCCGAACGGCGACGGCATCGCCACCCGGTTACTGAACGACGTGACCATCGGTGCCTATCAGGTGTCGGTCGAGATGGGGCCGAGCTACAGCACGAAAAGAGAAGAAGCTCGCGACGGCATGCAGACGCTGATGCAGGCGCTCGGCCCGCAGTCGGCTCCGCTCCTGGCCGATCTGTTCGTGCAGGGGCAAGACTTTCCGCTCGCTGATCGCATCGCCGAGCGCATGCAGCTGCTACTGCCGCCACAGGTCGCCGCCAAGGAAGCGCAACGCACCGGACAGCCGCCGCCTCCGCAGCAACCGCCGCAGCCCGATCCCGAGGCGCAGATCAAGCAGGCCGAGCTTCAACTCAAGGAAAAGGAAATCCAGTCGAAGGCGCTCCTGCAGCAACAGCAGCAGCAACTCGATGGCAAGAAGCTCGAATTGGAAATGGTCAAGATCGATGCCGAGCTTGAGAAGGCGCGCTTGGCTGCGCAGACGAGCGCCATAACCCACGCCGCCAGCTTTCATCAATCCGGCATGGATGCGCAAGATGCTGAAGCGCAGCGCATGCACGAGCAGAACCTCGCGACCATTGACGGCGCATCGCAGATCAGTACGGCGATGGCCGGCGCAACGCCGATCTCCGACGAAAAGCAGCAACAGCAGATCGATGCGCTGATCGAGGCGGTCACGCAGCTGAAGGATGTTGTCGGCGAGCTTGCGAAAGCGAACACCAATGGTGGTGGTGGTGCGCCTCGGCCTCCTGGTCCTCCTCCGGGTCAGCCGCCGGGGCCACCGCCGCCACCGCCGCCAGGACTGGGCAATTTCATCGAGCCGCCTCCACCGCCGCCGGGTGAGCCTCCGCCAGGAGCGCCGCCGGCAGGGATGCCGCCTTACTGAGTTTCGAACGAGCCAGCCGGTGATCGGCCAGCAGTTCGATTGTGTGCCGCCCTACGGGGCGGTTTTTTTATGAGGAACGACGCATGGTTGACGACACTGATCCGAACGCCGCGCCAGCCGGAAACGTGCCAGCAGGCAATCAGACAGCAGATGTCCCGGTCGAGCAGACGCCGCCGGCAGAACAAGAGGCCGATGGCGATCAGCAAACAGAGACGGAAGGCCAATCCGAGTTAGACCTCGGCGATGGAGTTATCGAAGACGAGCAAGCTGACGAAGACGACGGCGGCGACGACGAAAAAGAAAACGAAAAAACCCGCCTGCAACGGTATCGCGAACAAATCTCCCGGCAGAAAGCTGAGAACGAGGCACTGCGCGCGCGTGTGCAAGAGAGCACGGGCGTTCCCTCTGATCAGCAAGCGCTGCAACGCCAGTTCGATTACGAGGTCTGGCAGGAGATCGGCAATCCGCCGGATGAGAACGCCCCGCAATACCAAGGCAACTACGTCAAGCTAGAGCGCGACAGGCAAGTCTGGGAGTTCAGCCGCGTACAGGTCGAGCGTGAGGTTCGCAAGAGCATGATCGAGCGCATCAAGCGTGCGCAAGACAATGTTCAGACGCAAGTGGCGGATCACAAAGCACGCGCGGCCAAGCTGGCTACCAAAATCAAAGACTACAACGAGGTGATGAGCAAGGCGAAGATGCCTGTGTTCGAACACGTCGAGCGCCTGTTGCTGGCAAGCAAAAAATCCGAGCGCCTCGGGTATGTGCTCGCCAAAAACGAAAACAAGCTCGCGCAACTCAATCGCATGTCTCCCGAAGAAGCCGCCCGCGAGATCGGGCGACTTGAGGGTCGTTTGTCTCTGCCGCAATCAGCGCGAACTCAAACCAAGGCCCGTAAGCCCGTCACGCCACTCCGGGGCAGCGGCTCATCGCCGCCATCTGGATTAGGTGCCGTCAACAGCTGGATCAAAAAGCAGTACGGCAGCGATGCGTGATCGGCGGGCCGCATAGGAGCGGCACATGCCGAATACTGTTCTAAACCCACAGATCATCGCCCAGACGGCGGTGCGCATTCTCGAAAACGAACTCATCATGGGCCGCAAGGTCTATCGCGGGTTCGAAGACGAGTTCGACAAAAAGATCAACGGATACGAGGTCGGTGACACGATCTCGATCCGCAAGCCGCAGAACTTCTCGGTGCGTAGCGGCGCGGTCGCCGTTATCCAAGATGTCACCGAGGGCAAGCTCACGCTGTCGGTCAATCTGCAGAAAGGCGTGGACTTCAAGTTTTCCGGGGTCGAACTCACGCTGAAGATCGAGCAGCTGGCCGAGCGCGTCATCAAGCCCGCGATGGTGCGGTTGGCCAATCAGGTCGATGTCGATCTGATGAACCTGTTCGTCGGCATTCCCAACTGGGTTGGTCAACCCGCGACGGGTGCCGATGTTCCGATCAGCACGTTCCAGCAGTTCGCGAGAGCGGCGGAACGGCTCGACCAGATGGCCTGCCCGCAAGACATGCGGTCAGCGGTGCTCGCACCCGACAGCTACTGGGCGCTGGCCGGCGGCTCGCTCACGCAGTTCGTCCCGCAAGTCAACGCGCAGTCTTATCGGCAAGGTGAGATTGGCAAGATCGGCGGCGTCGATACCTACATGAGCCAGAACGTCCCGACGTTCGTCGGCAACGGCACGCTCGACAGCGCGGCCACCGTGGCGGCGGGTTCGCTCTCCACGACCTACGCTGCGGTGATGAACACCGAGGCGACACCCGGCACCATGACGCTCAACATCGCGGGTGTCTCGCCCGCGACCGGCGTGATCAAGGCCGGCACGGTGTTTACCCTCGGCACGGCTGCGACGGCGATCAGGGCCGTCAATCCGGTGACGAAGGCTGTGCTGCCGTTCCAGCAGATGTTCACCGTGGTGTCGGACAGCGCGGCGGCGGTTGCCGGCGCGACTACAATCACCATCACGCCGCCGATCATCCCGATTGGCGCTGCTGATGGCCCGCAGTGGGGCACGGTCGATCAGGCCGCACAGGTGGGCACGACGCTGCAGATCGTCGGCGACGCATCTGGCAGCTATCGGCAGAACATGATGTTCCACCGCGATGCGTTCGCGCTGGTCATCGTGCCGATGATCAAGCCTCCTGGCGCGGTCGATGTCTCGCGTGAGAGCTACAAGGGCACGAGCGTTCGTGTCATTCCGTACTACGACGGCACCAACGACGTGTCGAACTATCGCCTCGACATCCTCTACGGCATCAAGCTGGTCGATAACCGGCTCGCCGTGATCATGTCTGGCGGTGCCGGCACGCTCGGCAACCCGTCGCAGTAAGCTGCCACAGCAAGCCCGCCTCTTCGGGGGCGGGCATCTCTCACCAACAGGAGTGTTCGATGGCGAAGAAAGCTGCCAAGCAGCGCAAGAGTGCTGCGACGAAGGAAGTGAAAGAGGATGCCCTGTACGGGACGGTGTCGATCCCGGTGCAGGCATCCATCGATGTCACAGCTGCTGTGACGTTGAACGAAGCGGTGATCGAGTGGAGTTGCCTCGGGCTTTCCGAGGAACCTGACACGGTCACCGAAGTGTCGGGCAACGGCTATCTGCTCGACAAGAAGCGTGCCCCGCGCACCGACGAGGAAGGCCTGCACGTCTTCTTCGATCCTCCGCTGACCGGCGGCAAGTACGGCTTCCAGTTTGTGTTCAGCTACAACGAAGCCGTCGAGGCTCGTTCGTCCAGCACACCGACTGACGAAGAGCGCGCCAAGGAAGAAGAGAAAGAGGCCGCATAGCCATGCCGAAGACACGCCGAGAATTGATCGATCTCACCATCCTCAAGCTCGGCGTGCTCATTCCTGGGCAGACGCCAAGTGCAGAGAACGTGTCGCTTGTCGATGCTGTTCTCGACCCGTTGTTTGCCGAGATGGCGGCGCTCGACATCACCTATGTAGGCGACATCGGGACGGCTAACCCACCGTCAGGAGGCGAGATACCTGACGAGCAATTTCTATCGATTGGTGACAAAGCTGCATGGGCCGCAGCCGGCGGCTTCAATCTCGTGGATGCCGCCAACCTCAAGGTGCTTGATGACGCGGCCACCGACAAGCTGCGGATGATGAGCCGGCCCGCCAGGACGCGACAGGTGCTGACAACCGATCTGCAGCTGCGCGGCATGCGCAACATACCTTATTCCAGCAATGACTTTTCGCGGGGAACCTGATGCCTCCATCAGTTCCGGTTCCCTTTCCCGACAGCACGTTTCCTGGCACGCACTCGCAGGAGAGCGGCGGTCGCATTATCAATTCGTATGTCGAGCCGCTCGGGGCGAGCGCGCCAACACAGATCATTTACCGGCGCGGTCCAGGGCTGCGTAATTTCGGTGTGACGACGCGAACCAACTTTCGCGGTGCCATCGAAGTGGATGGTGTTCTGTATTGTGCCTTCACCAATCGCGCTGTGATGATCAGTACCGTTGGCGGCATTGCCACCGATCTCGGTGCTCTGCTGGGCGCGGTGAAGGGCTTCTGGGCACGCAACACGCGCTCGGCAGCTGGCGCTCCCGCCGACAACTTTCCCGGCGTGGTGTTTGTTGATCCCGATGGTCACTACGCTTCCGTAGACACCAAGGGCAAGACGATCTCAACGACGCTGCCGGCTGGCTTCGGCGGCAAGTCACCCAATTCCGTTTGCGTCGTGGACAACTATTTCTTCTACACGTTTGGCGCAGGCGAAGTGTGGGCGTCTGATCTCAACTCGACCAACATCACCGCAACGTCGTTCGCAACCGCTGAAAGCAAACCGGATGGACTGATCCGCGGAGTAGGCTGGGCTGGCCAGCTGTTCCTGTTTGGGCCGAGCACTTGCGAGGTCTGGGTCAATGCCGGCACGGTGCCTTTCCCGTTTCAGCGATCAGTGGTGATCCCGCGCGGGCTGGCTGGGCCGTTCTGCGTCAGCGGGTTCGAAGACAACTTCAGTCGCGGTCTGGTCTGGGTTGCTGACGACAACACTGTCGTGCGGTTAAACGGGTACAATCCAGAAAAGATATCGCCGCCCGATCTCGATGGCTTGATCGAGCGCGTGATCGACAAGCGGCAGCTGGAGATGTCGAGCTTCATCTCGCGCGGCCACGCCTTCCTGCTGTTGTCCAGCCCGACATGGTCGTGGGTGTTTGACATGAACACCAACAAGTGGGGCGAGCGAAACAGCTATCTGTTGCCGCGCTCGCGCATCACCGGCAGCACGTTTGCTTTTGGCAAGTGGCTGTGCGGCGACCGACTGACGGGAAACATTCTGGAGATCACCAACGCGACGCATACTGAAGCCGCCTACACGCAACAGATCACTGCCATCCCCACCGCCTTGTTGAACATCTACGCCGCCGACACTGTGACGGTTGTGGATGGCGGCGTGGGTTACGAGGTCGGCGACGAGATCGTGTTGTCGGAGAGCGGCGTTCAAGTCATCGTCACGACCTTGGTTGGCAGCTTGGCGCAGCCTCGCGCGATAGCGACCGTCGTTCCAAACGCCGAGCACAGAGGCGAGCTTGTGAGCGAGACGACGCCGCCGGTTACTGCGGCCACACAGATTTTGACCAACGGCATGGGATCAGGTGCCACGTTCAACATAGCAACGTGGGAGGCAGTCGGAACGGTTCCCGGCGCGACAATCAAGCTGGTCGTTCCGAGAGCCAAAGGTTTCCACGATGAGGTCGTGGTTGCTGGTGTGCTCGGCACAGTGGAAGCGAACGGCAAGTGGAAAATAAACGTCCTCGATGACACGCACATCGAATTGATCGGCAGTCTGTTTGTGAACGCATACACATCTGGGGGCACCGTGACCGATACTTTCAAGCCGCCGTTCCGCTGGCGTTTGGAGAGTGGCGCAGTCGAAAATTTCCCGGTGGGTTCGCGTGTCGGTCGGCTCGACTGTGAGTTCGTGACCGGCGTCGGCTCGGCTCCTGGCCTCGATCCTATCGAGACTGATCCCGTCGTGGAGATCAGCTGGAGCGACGATGGTGGGCAAACCTATTCCGCTCCCATTCGCCGCAAGCTCGGCAGGCAAGCACTCACGCGCGAACTGGTGTCACTGATCGCCTGCACCGGGCGTAGCAGCTGGAACGCGCGGCGGTGGCGGCTGGACATTTCCGATCCGGTCTATGTCGGCTTCATGGGTGCGTGGCAAAACACGTCGCCCAAAGTGAGCGACATCGGCTGATGCCAACCACAACCCGCATCCCCGCGCCGGGTGTTCAGCTGACCGAACCACAAACCGGGATTTGCGATCAGTTCTGGTACGACTTTTTTTCCAGCCTCGCTGGCGGGCAACCGCTGAAGGACTTTGCCACCGACGCTGCAGCTGCAGCTGGCGGCGTGCCGCTCAACAGCTTCTATCGCACCGGCAATGCCGTGAAGATAAGGGTGACCTGACATGGGTCTGTTCGACAGCATCAACAGCATCTTCGGTAGCAGTGCCGGCGAGAAGGCTGCGAAGGAAGCACAGCAAGCAAACCTGTCTGCGCTCAACACCTACAGCGGCACCGCCAATAATCTCTACAATCAGTATCAGACCAGTTCGCTCGGCGCGCTCGGTGAAGGCACGACCAAATCGCTCGGCGCGCTCGACACCGGGCTAACCAATCAGATCAACACGCTCGGTACGTCGAATGCGAATGCGCAAGCCGCCGGCCAAGCCGGCGTCGGCAGCTGGGATTATTTGAAGGGCGCGGTGCAGGGCTACGATCCTGCGGTCGATGCCTACTACAAGGGGCTTGGCCTGCAGGGTCCGCAGGGTCAAGAAGCCACGCAGGCGATGTTCAGGAACCAGCCTGGATATCAATTCCAGCAAGACGAGGCGGCGAAAGCTATCGCGGCCAACGCGGCAAAGCTCGGCATCAGCGCATCCGGCAACACGCTGCAGACGCTCGGCGACCGCTCGCAGAACATCGCCGACACGACCTACAACGATTACCTCACGCGCCTCGGCGCGTTCGTGCCGCTGCAGCAACAGGGCGCGACGGCGCTCGGCCAAGGCCTCACTGGTGCCAACAAGACGCTCGCCGACATCTTCAGCTCGGGCGGTCAATCGGTGGCCAACGTCTACGGTGCGGATGCGCTCACGCGCGCCGGCATCTTCGGCAATCAGGCGCAGAACCAAGTCGATATCTACGGCAACACCGTGCAGGGCAAGACGCAAACCGCGCGCGATGTCTCGCAGGGCACGCTGTCGAGCAACAACGCCGTCATGTCGGCGAAGCAGCAAGACGCCGCCAACAACATGGGCTTCTGGGCTTCGCTCGCTGGCGCAGCCGGCAATGCGTTCAAGGGTCCATCCGCGACATCTGTCACCAAGAACATCGCTTGATAGGTAGGCCATGCCGATCAACCCATTTCGCGGCCCGAGCAACTACGACATCCCACAAGCGCCGCCGCCGGCTGGACGCTATGACCCATCGGTGTTCGCCAACATTGCGAGCATCGGCGAAAACATCGGGCAGTATCGCGAGAACCAAGCGCTGGCCGAGATCGGCAAAGGCGCGATTGGTCCTGACGGCAAGCTCGACATCGACAAGTGGGTGGCATCGAACGTCCTGGCGGGACGCAACCCTATCGCGATGCTGAAGCTCGCCGAGGAGATGCGGCATCAGCGCGCCACCGAAGGCACCAGCAAGACGATGGCAGAGGCGGCGAAGATCGCCGCCGAGCGCAAGCTGTGGACATTCGATCCAAACGATGCAGCCGGTCCTGGTTGGCGCGCGCCGCCCGACAGTCAAAACCCGATGGGCATCTGGAAGCCGGTGGAGCAGGGGCCGACGATCCTGCCGCGCACGCCGGCACCGCAGAGCGCGTTGCCGCCGGCACCCGGCGGTCCCTCGCTGGCAGGATACGATCCGAACGATCCCGAGAACGCGAGGCCCTACCAGCTGGCCGGCTCGATGCAGCCGCCGCCGTCACAGCCGCCGCAGAACCAGCCGGTGGTACAGGTGCAGGCCAAGCCGGCGGCGCAACCAGCTGCTGAATTGCCGCCCGATTTTGAACAACGCATCGCGCCGCTACCGGAAGGGAAGCGAAACGAAATCCGGGGCATCGCTACCTACCAAGACGACCCGTACAAGATCAAGTTTCCGAGCGAGCAGCTGCAACGCAACTACTTCAATCAGATACGCGATCTCTATCCTGGCTGGACGCCCGAGGGATATCGCTTGCGCGAAGAGGAGCGCAAGAAGCAAGAGGCGCTCGCCGAGACGGGACCGAAGGCCGAGCAGACGAAGCTCGGCCAGGAGCGCGCCACGATGGAGAGTGATGCGGTCAAGGATGCAAAGGCGGCGGTCGATCTGCAGCCCATC